GTAACTTCCTTGCCATCGATCATACACTTTTCTGCCGTTGTCGGGGTGTTATCCAACTCGCGGTGATCTGTGTGCGTTAGCTCTTCCAGGCTAAAGTGTTCTGTTAACTGTGTCATCTTTTAAGCATCCCTCTGATCTCTTCTGTTTTATCCTTTGAGCCTTGGCTTGAACCAAAATAAAAAGAAAGCACCTGGCCAGCAGCGCTTGTGATAAATCCTAAAGCAAAAATAATAATCTGTTGCTGATCGCCTGGAGTGTTAACAAACATCAACACACCAATCAATAGGAATGCCAGGCCAACCACGCCAAGGGCAAGAACAGGCACCACCATTTTTTCAAAGCTTGTTGCATTTTCAGATGTAGCTACAGCAGCATAAGCCTGGCGCGCAGAGTCACGGTCAGCCGCATCCATCTTGGCGTATTCCAGGTCAAGCTCTTTAAGCTTCATTGTCATCTCTGGATTGCCTGTAAGGGCTTTTGTAACGCCTTCAATTGTTGAGTCAGGGATGCCTAGCTTGTCTGCAATCCAGCCAACTGCGAGGCCGCCTGCCGGGCCTGCAACTGCGGTCGCCAGCAACGGTGCCGCGCTTTTAAGTATTGTAAGTAATGTGTCCATTTTATTTGCGTCCCATAATTGTTTCGTTGTCGCCCTTGCGAACCGTAATTTTGTCACCTTCAATTTGAACGCTCATTGGGTCGCGATCAGCCATGCCGTCTAAACGTGCAATCAATTCTTTCATGATTTCAAACTCTGGCTTTTCTTGTTTTGGATTCGCGCCAGCAACACTGTTAAGCATTGAAATTAAAGCTGTTAAAGATGCGCCAAGCAATCCCATAACGGCAGCCATCTTGCCTTCTTCTAAAACGATGGAAGCGCCTACGCCCATTGCCACAATGATTGTGATGTAAACCAACCCGTGTTTACCAATGGCTTTACCAGCCACTTCTTTTGCAGACTCTACAGGCAAGTCTTCTAATTTATTTTCTGACATATATACCTCACTTGTTATCTATCAACCAAGAAAAGAACCAGGCAAACATGCTCACTGAAAACACAATGAATCCACCAATGATTCCGTAAAACTGTACATCTTCTGCAAGCTTTCTTTTTGCTTTCTCAATTTTTGCAATTCGGTTTCGCTCAACTCTTTCCTCTTCAGCTTTTGCTTCTCTGATCTTACGACGCTCAAGTTGAAAGTCTTCCCACAACCCGGCCATTGGAGTGTGATAAATCAAAAGCTCTTTAAGTTCTTGCTCAAACTGCTGTAGTTGCCTGATACGCATTACATTTTCAAACGCTTGCACATCAACCGACTTTGTCTTAATTACCTTGCCTTCAATGTCTTGCCCGGCTTTGCATACTGCTTCTTGTGCTTCAAAGAATTTACCAAGGCCGCGACTAATTTCGTGCGCTATTGATCCAACGTCACTACCTACAGACTTTGCTTCTTTGTATAAATTAACCGCAGCCTTGACACCAGCCACCGCGGCTTGGGCTGCTGCAAAAGCGGTGATTGGATCAATCATTTTTTTACCCACTCAAGGCAAGTTACTTTTCTGCTGTACACATCTCCTGTCCAAGTCCATCGCACGCATTGATAGTAAACAATAGCAGGCGGTGGTGGGGGCAACGGTGCCTCTTCAATCATTACTTGCTTTTGTTTACTGCAAAAATCTAAACTAGAATTTTGATTTCCATTTATTTAATACCCCAAGTAAGGTACCAGGCAATGATTGCAGCCAGTGCAAAGCACATAAACTGTACTCGCCTAACGTCTTTAAGATCATGTTGAAAGTCTTCATTGTTTTTTCTCTCCAAGTTTTCTATGTCGAGCTTGAGTTTTAAAACATACTCCCACTCTTTTGCACCGTGCTTCTTTACAAAATCAATCTTTAACTTTGCCTCTTCATCAGAGATTTGCTTCTTGCGCCGCCATTCATCAAGAGCTTTGATTAGTGCATGTTGCTTTCTAAACTCTGCTTCTCTGGCTTCCCGTCTTCTTTCTTGTGCTTTTTTCTGTGCTACATCAGAAGCGTCGTTCTGTATCTGTTCAATACTTTTAGATAAACCTTTTGTGGCTTCTCTTGTAGCGTCTAATGAACTAGATAGAGCCTTTACTCCGTCAGTTATTCCAAATGGATCTGGCACATTTCTAGTCCTTATCTTCCTTGCTTTCCAGCTTTTTAAAGATTAAGCCTAGAGTCCGATCCATCTTCACAAAACCCTCTTTCATGTCTTGCTTGATGTCGCTCACCGCTTCTTTGAAATCATCTCGACGAACGAAGTCCTCATGCATTTTTGAGTCCATTCGTTGAACGTCTTTTTTAAGTTCCACAATTGCATCCCAAATGACTTTTAGGATCCAGCCTCCCAGCGCACCAGCAGCAGCGATGGCCCAGTTGAAAATCATTTGATCCATCATGCACCGGGTGTTTCAGGAACGGCATCCCATGCCTGTGTTGATTCGTTCCATGCATAAGGGCCGCCTTCAGTTGGCATAGCAACCGGGCAATCCCATAAACATGTGCTGTCGTTCAACGTCCAGCTTGCGTATGGCTTTGGTGGAATAAATGCATCGCGTGTTGCGTCGTAGCTAAAGCCGATGCCAGCGTAGTTCTTACGCAATGGTGTGCCGCCGTTAGCGTGAACACCGCCATGCGTGTTGTATGAAGTCTGAATCCATTGACCAGGACTAGAGTCCACAAAGGTGTCAAAGAATTCTGGCTCGGCGACAATGACTTGCTCGACGATCCCGTTGTTTACTTTTGCAAAATGTGCCATGAGTTTCTCCTAAATTAAGCCGTAAATGTGCTTGACGTTGTGAAGGTGTGAATGGTGTAGCCGCCCGAAGAAGTTACGGTGCCGCCTGTGCCGCGTTGCACACCAAGGTAACGAATAATTACAATTCCTGAACCACCATTGCCACCGTTGCCAGCAGTCGAGCCATCAAAACCACCACCACCACCACCACCACCAGTGTTTGTTGACCCACCTAGCGCATTTACTGTTGCGCCAATACTGCCGCCTCGGCCACCACCACCATTGCCGCCTGCCCCATACACTCCACCAACGTTGTAAACACCACCACCACCACCACCTGAACGATACGTTGCAGTTCCATCAATAGAAGATTGAACACCAGCACCGCCAACACCGCCGGTAGTAGTGCTAATTGCGTTTCCTCCAACTGCGCCAGCACCGCCGCCGCCTCCGGTAGGATAATTTCCAGATGCAGAACCGGGTTGACCGCCTGCGTAACCTTGTCCTGTAGTTCCAGGGATAGGCAAGCCAGTCATGCCGGGTGTTGCGCCGCCGCCAGTTCCTCCACCAGAAATTGTTCCTGATGCATTTCCTATGTTGTACCCAGCGCCTTTTCCACCGCCTATTGATGTAATTGTGCTAAATACAGAATCTACACCTTGCGTTCCATCAGCGCCGACAGACGTAGCCCCAGGGCCACCACCTCCAACTGTTACTGTATAAACAGTATTAACAGCAAGTGTTAAAACGCTTTCAATAGCAGCGCCGCCACCAGAATTTTCTCCAGTAACAGATGAACGATAACCTCCACCCCCACCTCCAGCAGCACGTCCATTACCGCCGCCGCCGCCGCCAGCAACAACTAAATATTGAACGCTATATGGCAATGCTAAAGGCGTCCATTGATACCCATCATAAAATTCATAATAATTTATTGTTGTGTTAAATCTACTCATTCCAGTACTTGGTGAACCAGGACGTTGTGCTGTAGTTCCAGCAGGCAAATCAAAGTACCCGGTACTTGAGTTAGCTTGATCACTTACCGCCGTCGGAGTAACCGAGACAACAGCAAACGTGTTGTCTCCCCGCAAGAAAGTTGTTGCGTCTTTTGTTCCAGTTGCGGATAACATTTCCGCGTTTACTTTAGTCAATGCCATGATTTATCCTTATGCTGTGAATGTGCTTGACGATGTAAAGGTGTGGTAGGTGTAGCCGCCTGTTGTAACAACAGTGCCACCAGTTCCTCGTTGTGAGCCAGCGTATCGAATGATCACAATACCTGAACCACCAGAAGATCCATTACCACCAACATAAATACCACCAGCGCCACCGCCGCCCGTGTTAGCAGTAGCGTTAGATGGAGTTCCGCTATCAACAGCAGTTGCACCGCCGCCTGCGCCTCCTACACCATTATGATGAGCAGTTCCTGTATTTACGCCAGCACCGCCACCTCCTGCGTAATATCCAGATGCGCCTGTACTTGTTGCTGTTGCCCAAACAGAAAAAGCGTTTGATCCAGCGCCGCCATTACCAGCGTATTCAAGTGAACCAGAGTAATAACCATACTCACCAACAGCAGTTGCACCACCCCCGCCGCCGCCGCCAGTACCGCCAGCCGCGTTTGCACCACCACCGTTGTAACCTTGCCCTGACGTTCCTGTACCGCCAACAGTACCAACGTCTGCATTTTTAGCAGCGCCGCCACCAGAACCACCAGAGTTTCCGGATCTTGTACCACCAGAGCCAGTGTAATTTTTACCGCCATATCCTCCACCGGTTGCCGTAACTGATGAATATACAGAATTACTTCCGTTTGTATTTTGACCACCACCAGCACCAACAGTTACTGTGTATGCTCCATTTGGAGAAACTGTAATTGTTCCGTTTAATAATCCTCCAGCACCACCTCCACCGCCAGCAGAGTCTCCAAGGCCGCCACCACCTCCACCGCCAGCAACAACAAGATATTCTGTTTGATATGAAAAACTAAACGAATTCCAAGTGCCGCCTTGATAAATTTCATTTGTAGCAAGAGTGCTGTTGTAACGCATCATCCCGTTGTCAGGTGATCCTGGCCGTTGTGCGGTTGTTCCGGCAGGCAAATCAAAGTATCCAGTGCTGCTATTTGCTTGATCAGACACCGCGGTTGGAGTGACAGCCACAGTTTTAAATGTATCGTCACCAGCCAAGAATGTTGTTGCGCTTCTTGTGCCGGTAGCTGCCAACTTTGCAAGAGTTATTGCGCCATCAACAATTTTTGCAGCCGTTACTGTGCCATCGCTTGGTGTACCAATTGCCAATGGGGTAGCGTAAGCAACCTCAATGTTGGTCGTACCAGTAGGTGGCGCAGTGCTAAATGTCAGTGTGGTGCCCGCCACGGAATAGGTATTCTTTTGCTGGTACACGCCATCGATGTATACGGCAGTATTGTTCTCTGTGCTTGGGTCAGACGTCAGCGTAAACGCAACCGTGCTGTTATTGCCAGAGAAGTTATCGATGTTGACGTTGGTAGCACCAAGGCCAGACTGTGAAGCAAACCAAGTGTTTGTCTCACCATCAGCCACAAAAATAATCTGGCTGTACTGTGAGCCAATCTGCGCGCTTGTTGCGCCGTTGATGGTGTCAGATCCAGAGCGAGCAATGTTGACCGCGTTGGCATCAGCCGTCCACTTGACCACGGCAATCTTAAATCCGTCACCGACCAAAGCGCCAGCAATCAATGGCAACGTAATAGTGATAGCACCACTGGTTGTTGTTACCCGAATCAGATCACCCGCATCAGCAGCCAGGATTGTGTAGTTGGCGCTCTTGTCTTGCACCGCACTGTACATGCCAGAAGCAACAGAAGCCGCAGCCTGGGCCGCTGAATTTGCAGCGTTGGCAGCCTGGGTAGGCGCATCAATAATTGCGGCAATGTTGGTGTAAGCGCTAGTCACCGCGGTCATGTTGGTTGACACGGTAGTAACAGCCGCAGCATTTGTGGCCACGGTATTTATGTTGGTGCTGTTTGCGTTTACTGCGTTTATGTTTGTAGCATTTGAGTTAACAGCATTGATGTTTGTTGAGTTACCCGCAACAGCAGTAATGTTTGTGTTGTTGCCGGCGACTGCTGTAATGTTTGTAGCGTTGCCTGCTACAGCATCAATGTTTGCAGAATTTGAATTGACCGCATTAATGTTTGTCGCGTTTGCATTGACTGCATTAATGTTTGTTGAATTTCCCGCAACAGAGTTTACGTTCGCAATGTTTGTTCCAACTGCTGTTACGTTGGCGTTGTTGGTTGCAACTGTTGTGACGTCTGCACTGATACCAGCAACTGTCGTTACGTTGCCAGAGATGCCGGCCACCGTGTTGACGTTGCTTATATTTGTGCCCACTGAATTTACGTTGGCAATGTCAACGGCCACGGTGTTAATTTCAGACACCGGCTCAAGCAAGTCAGAGCCTACGGCATTGACGTTGGCAATATTTGTTGCAGTTGCGTTGACGTTGGCAATAGCCGCGCCCACAGTGTTTACGTTAGCAATGCTGCCGGCAACTGTAGTGACGTTGCTGTTGTTGCCTGCAACCGTGTTTACGTTGGCAATGTTGTCGCCAACAGAGTTCACGTTTGTAATGTTTACCGCAACAGTGTTGATTTCTGAAGTTGCCTCCAGAAGATCTGAACCGACGGCGTTTACGTTGGCAATGTTGGTTGCCGTAGTGTTGATGTTGGCAATTGAACCAGCCGCAGTGTTTACGCTTGCAATGTTGGTTGCTACGGTATTGACGTTTGTGATGTCGTCAGCAACAGTGTTGATGTCGTCAATGTTGTTGGCATCAATGTCTAGGTTGTCAGCGCTGTCAGCTAGGCGAATAATGTCAGCCACCAACGATGCGGCATCTTCCGCGCTGGTGATTGGCAGCAAAGCCGCACGGTCTACAGATTCCTGAAGCTGCTGGATCTGAATGGTTGCCCGGTCGAGCGCGTCGTTGATCACGTCAGGGTAAAAGCCGCCTTGGTTGGTCAAGTCAGTAGGCTGCAAGTTGCCAATGTCGGACGTGATTACCAGGTTAAAGCCAGCCGCTAAAGCTCCAGCTACCAAAGTAATGCTGCCGCCAGGGGTTGCGTTTTGATCGGTATTAAGTGTGACGGTATAGTCGGTCGTCAACGTCAAAATTGTTTCGACATTGGTTGCAACCGTCAGGCGTACGACCTCAACGTCCGCAGCCGCAAACACTTTAAAATAAAACGGAAATACCGTGGTAGTGCCGTTACCTATGTATGGCCCTGCCTTGCGGTTTGTTGAACTAATCGTCATGGACGGACTCCTGGGAGATTTTGTTTACGTTATGGCTTTCATGTGGGGATACGGGCACCTATTTCTTCTTGAACCCCAACACAATTGCCGCTGGATTTTCAGTTTCCCCCTCTGCCAAAGCGTTAATACCAGTGATGGTTCTATTCGCTTGTGCAGAAGGCAATCCTGTAATGTCGCCAAGTAAGTTGATAGCGGCTTTTCTAAACGCATCATCAAACTCAAACTGGCCTGCTTGTTTTAAAAACTTGTAGCTATCGGAAATTAATCGCAATCCGGCTGGCCCGCTGTAGTCTCGAGCGCCACCCTCGGCACCAGTGACTACTTTTGCAGCCTCGCCAAATTCACGCAATACAACCATTGTGCCCATGACATATGACAATTGCTCGGCCGCCAGGTCTTTTGCAATTTTTTCCCAATCCCAATCGTCGTCGTCTTTGCTTGGTGTAACCGCAGCCTTTAAAGCGTAGGTCAAAACAACCGGCACTACAAACAACATAAGGTAGTCGGCAGCCAACTTGCCCTTGCTCTTGGCTGTCATACCCTTCATTGCGGCCAAGTTAAAAGCCGTATTCATAAAGCTGTAGTACACCGTAAACAATTTTAGTCCAGGGCCGCCGCGCTCAATAGCCGACAAGTCCTTGACCATGCCGCCACCCTGCGAGTCAATCACAGCCTGGTCAGCTAGGGCAATTGAAGTCTCTTCGTCGTTACCTTGGCCAATGCCTTTTTCATAAGCGCCGTACCAAGTTGGCACGTCTACCAGGCGTTGCATTCTCATCATCATGTAGTAAGCGCCAAGCTTAACTGCACGCATTGTCTGCGACTCATCCTGAACCATGTTGCGAAGTTCGTTAAGCTCACGGAATTGTGTGCGCGAACGATTGGCCATGAAGCTAGACTTTTCGTTAACTTCTTTGAAGGCTGCGCGTGGGTTTGCAATTGTCTTGCTGATTCCGCGGCCAATGTATCTTGCCCCAACTCGGACAATAGATTGGTTAAAACCGGTTATTTGCTGCAATGCACTCATGACGTTAAAGCCCAGGCCGGCAGCACTGATGCCTTGACGTAAACGGCCCAAGGCCATCTCGCCTGCATTCTGTGCCATCTGCTCACCAACTGCAACGTCGTTCACCCAGGTCTTGAGTTGCTCTTTAAATTCTGGGCCGTACTGGCTGCGGATTGCTTCATCAATTGATTGTGACCGTAGCAGCTTGTTGGCATCAATAAGCCACTCATGCCAGGACAGATCATGGATCACGTCATTGATACCAGAGTACATGCCAGCCATTGTGTAAAGCAATGGGCGGCCCTTGACCTCTTCAACCCGGCCCTTGGTAAAGCTGCGTTTTGTGGTGGCACTTGTGTACGCACCTTGCAGCATACGTTTTGCGTCTTCTGCATCAGCGTTTGTTTCCGCACGCTGGCTTGCAACTGGGTCGTACTTAATTGGGTAGTAGCCACCGCGCAGAGTGACGTCTGTGCCATCAGCAGATTTGATTGTGATTGAACGTGGCTCGATCCATTTAGGCTCTTTGCCGTAAAGCTTGCGCTCTTTCTCTGCAATCATTGGTCGATACGTTTCAAAATAATCCCAGATCTTTTGAACGGCTTGCAATTCTTTCTCTGTCAGAGATTCAAGGATAGGCATCACCTGGCTCATAGACCAGCCTTCGCCGCCCAGCAATCGCTGTGTGTTGCCTTCGTTACCGACGTTCAACGCAATAGCAATTTGCGACTCTTTGTTAAAGCTGCGCCCAACGCTTGCAAAGAATTTGCCATTCCCACCCATCTTGCCGGTAGCAAAAATAGGAGCCATGATTTTTGTCAAAGATTCAGTAGCCTTGGCGCGCATCTCCGTTTCCATGTCGCCACGGTTGTTTGCTGTGCGGATGAAATATTCCCACATCTTGCCGCCGTCTTTGCCGCCATCCATGATTCGAGCAATGGTTGCCGCTTTGATGTGCGATGCCCAGAAGCGTTTTAAAGTTTGAGCGTAACGACCAAGGTCGGTTGTTGGCGTGCGTGCCGTGGCCACCCGGCCGTTGGCGTTCTCATTGATGCCCTCAACGATCTCTTCCTTGGCCTGCTTGTAAGCAACTTCTTTTGCCGAAGTAAGCATGTTCTGCTCGGTGCGGCCCATGTGTTCAATTTGTTGAATGGTGCTTACCAGGTCGCGGAACTCCGACACAGTCATATTCCTGTATGACTTACGGTTTGCTTCGGCTTCCATCTCTGGTGAGATTTCTGGCTCATACCCGGCAGCGCGCTGGTTTTCAATCCACTTGGCCAGGGTTGTACGTTTATCCACTTCCCTCAAGCTAATTGGACGAAGCTCAAAACGCTCAAGCAACTGATCAATCTGTTCGCTGTAGTCCGCGCCCACGCGCTTGCGTGATGCATCGCTTTGAACCTTGCGGAAATATTTAAGACCCTTGTCAATCTCTTGGCTGGCCTTGGTTGCCTCGGAGGTCAATTGGTTATTGAGCAGGCGGTTCTGTAAAGCCTGGGTTACGGCATCCGCATCGCCTGCCTTCATGGCTTTTTCTGCCTGACGCGTTGAGCGGGTTTCTGCCGCGCTGTATTCGCTTGCCTTGGTATCGCGTACCAACTTGTTGCCAATGATGTTACGGGCTGCCTGGCGGGCCGCTGCAAGCATTATGCGAACCGGTTGTGTTGCCTTGGCTGCATGACGCAGTTCAGCCGTCACAAAGCGGGCACGGGCCTCGTTGTGCAATGCACGTTCAACAGCAAGCTCACGCGACTTGGCGTCATACATGTCTCCGTATTCTTCCAGCATGCGCTGATCGGTACGGGTGTCGATGGCTTCTTTAAGTGACGGAGCATCAACTAGGGAACGGACAAGCTGATCTCCAGAGGTAAAGCCAAACATATCAGCAGCCAGGTCTGGGTTTAAACCTTCGGCCGCCAGCATTCCATATTGGCCAAAGCCCAGCTTCTTAATGTCGGGTGACGATTGCAGGCCAGTACCGCTTTCGGGATAGAGAGCCTTAACGTCATCCAATTTAAGCTTGTTGCCGGCAGATACTTTTACTTCTTCGCCGTCTGGCATTGTCATTTCGCCGTACTTCAACCAGCGCAGCGCCTTAAATACTGGCTCTGTTTCAATGTCTTTGGCCACTTGATCCCGCACTTCTTTGCGAGTCTCGGCGGTTTCTTTTTGCATCTCTTTAAACATCTTGCTCTTGGCGTTTGATAGCCAACGCATTTGACGTAAGGATGCCGCGGTCAGGTCAGACACAGATTGGTCTTTGGCTTCTTTGGACATTGCCTGGTAAGCCGCCCATGTTGCGTCGTTCATTCCAGACTGCGCTTGTGTTAGGTAGATAGGCACCATCCCACGAACCGTTTGTGCCTGCTCAATTTCTTCTTCGCTGGCAAGCATTCGATCCATAACTTGCTTTACCTCGCCGGTCATGATTGGCAAGTCTTCGCCGTATTCTTCTTTGTAGATTACGTTTAATTCTTCGCGGATTGATTTGTAGACACGACGCAACCAGGCAGCAAACTGGTCAAACATAGTCTGCATCTTGACGCTTGGTGCGGTGCCGGTAGAGATGTAGATCTCGCTGTTGTAAGCAAAAGCCTCATGCACTTTACGCATGCCTTCGTTCATCTTGCCGGTATCTTGGAACTCCTGGTTCCATGCAGCCCACTCTTCAGGAGTAGCGCCAGCCCACTCAAGCACTGTATTTAAGTCATCAACAAACGACTGTGGCGCGTTTGGCATTGCTGCCAACTGCGTGATCATGTCCAGGTAAAAGTGCGTTGTTTCGTGGATAAACGTCGAATAGTCTGACTCTTTGGTCAGGATCGTCGTCAAACTCTTTGGATCAAAACCACCGCGTGATGGCTGATTTAGGATTGCTTTGTATTCGCCAACAAGAACAGGAATAGCGCCGCCGGGTTGGCCGACGTCTATTCTGTAGTCTTGTCTTCCGTTGGGGAATTCGTCATCGACGTTGAGTCTGTCGGGGTTAACCCTGACTGCGACAACTGTGTCACCATATCCAATATCTGCTTCACGCCTTGTTGTGAGGTAGACGCTTGGTTCCCCTGCTGAAACAAGTTGGCTACTGCGCTTAATTGCTCCGGCAGCGTCGGCGCTGGTGTGGTGGTAGAGGGTGACGGTTCCGTCTGGGTTGAGGTCAAGTCCTGTTCGTTGGTCGGTTGTTGGGATTCCTCGCTGGGCAAGGAGTTCACCGCTAGGCTGTACCTCTGCTCCCGCCTGAAGCTCTGATTCTCTAGCCCAATCAGTTGCTCCTTTAACCCCTTCACGAATGGATTGTCCGCTCCATGCTGCGGCTCCAGCCTTGCTACGGCCGCTTTTATTAGTTCGACTTGTGATGGCATCAATTTTCTCCTGATACTGGTTTTTAAAAGCCACTTCTGTCTCATACCAGAATTGACCAGCAAATGACACGCCCTCGACTTGGCCCGCCACGGAGGCAGCCAAATCTTGCATAGCAATCGCTTGTTCTTCCATTTTCGTTGATATTTCCTCAACAGTCAAGTCCGACCAGTTAAAGTCGTCCATGCCATATCGAGCATTCATTTCTGGAACATATTGCAGGCGCACACCTACAGCGTCTGGCATAGCACCAGCCATTGCTCCTGGGCTACGCTTGCCGTCCACAATCACGGTGTAGAACTGCACGCCTTTAGCGGCCAGGTCATCTAGGATTGGCTGCAATTTATCGATTGCCCCTGCTTCCCGAAAATAGATCTCAACCCCTGGGCGATGACGCTGGTAGTCAACTTGCTCGTCCTCGCGTAAGACTCGAGACAGGAAGGTGCTGTCCTGGTTGGCGTCGCGCGCGGCCTCGAGCATCTTGCGCCACATTGGCAAAGGATTAAACCCTTCACGCACAACCACTTCCAGGTCAAGACTGCGCTCTGGATTGCCATAACGGCCTTCTGTTGACAGTGCTTTGCTGCCAAGCACGGTGGCCCCGTCGTCGTCCTGGTAGATCGATGTCTTAATATCTTCGCCCAGGCGGGCCATATCGGCGTCTGTAGGCACGAAGTCGATGCCTTGAGTACCAACGTCTTGCTGAATAGATATACCGCCTGTGTAGCGATCTACGGTGCGTGCCAGGGCATTGATCTGGTCAGCGGCCGCGGCCTTTTGTTCCGGCGTGGATTTGCTCGAGTCCATAATCTTGCGTAGCTTTGTAAGCTCTACAAGATCGCGTTGGCCAGTTAGGTCAGCCTCATACTCAAATGAGCCGCCTTCACCGGCTGCGCTTGTCCAATTGTTTTTTGTCCAGACTTCTTTTTCCAGGAACCAAACCACGGCCTGCAAGTCATCATCATTCATGTTGGCCAAGCGATCCTCGGCCTGCATCTGTGTGTCTGCGCGAATATTCTTAACCGCTTCGGTAAAGACATCCTGGCCAAAACCAAACTGCAAAGTGGTTTCGCCGCTTGATAGCATGTTGCCGGTTACGCCGCTTTCAGCCATCGATGGGATACGAATGCCACCAGACAGGCGTTGCAGCAAACGAGCCGCCCATACGTCAATGGTTGCGCGCTCACGGAAACCAATTAGGTTGCCGGAGAAGTTAAGGGCTTTCGGTGCGGTGCCGCCAATAGCCAGGTCAGCATTAGGATCTTTGACGACGCGCCATAGACCAAGCAAAGCACGCAATGCGTTACGACCGTTAAAGCCATACTTCTTGCCGCTTTCTTTTGTAGGCAGCAAGTCATCAGAAATTTCACGCAGCTTTGTTACGGCGTTTAAGCGCTTGTAGTATTCGGTCTTGTTTAAGTCTTCAGAAAGCTTTTGGTATTCAGGAAGCAGCTTAATTTCTTTTAATGTCAGACCGGTTTTTCTTTGTGTTTTTACAAAAGCAGCAAGACCAACTTCATCTGTGATGTTTGCTTTTGATCTTCCGGCTTCTATTTGCTGGCCAAACCATGCGCCAAACTCTGCCTCACCTTGTTCTACCTTGCTTGCCCACTCAACCCATTTTGGCATCAATGTATCAAAGTCACCCTTGGTAGCGCGGCGCAATACATCAACTGCATTTTTCCAGTTTTCGCGCACGGGCGTGTTGGGTGATGTAGCTCCCAGCAAGTCAGCAAACACGTCACCCAGGCCACCAAACTCTTGGCGTAGGCGTGAGCGCATTTCTTTGTACCAGCCAGCCTGGCGAATAATATTCTGTGCAGCCTTGTCTCCAGCTTGGGCGCGGTTAAACACTCCCAGGACTTCGTCATGAATGCGTCGGCCTATAGCCTTAACCTTCTTGTTGTATTCTGGCGTGCCCTTCTGCATGATCTTGTCGTTTGCGCCGTTGGCAAACGTGTATGGCACAACCTGATATTGCAATTCGTATTTAGCTGGCTTACCGTTTTTGCTGGCTTCAATCTTGACGCCGGTCAACTCAAGTGGTGCCCATCCATCCTTTGGCGGGTTAGACAGCTTGTTGTTTTTGACCAGCTTCAAGATCTCATCTGATTTGATACCGAGCTTCTTGGCCGCTGCATCAATAATTGCTTTTTCAGCGTCGCTAATTCTGGCGATCTTGCCGGTAGTGCGCTCACCACGCTCGGCCATTAGGACGTGTTGCGTTACATCGCTTTTGGCTTTCTTTTTCTGCGCCAGCAAATCATTTTCTTTTGACCACAAGCCACTGTTAAATTTTGACTTAACCGCAGCAGGGTCAAACACCACAATCTCTTTTACTTCATCTGTTGGCTGAAAGATCACACCGTCATAGCCTTGAGCTTGTAAGTCAGCGCTAAATGCATCAGAAGCCGGGCGACCGCCTGCGCGTACGCGTGCCTTGTCTTCCGCTGTAGCGTAGTAAGGGTTTTCTAGGCGCGCATAAAGCGGCATGACGTTTTGACCTTTTGGGCCAAGTGAGCGGGCCTTTTGATCCGCATACAAATTGGCCATGTCTGCTTTGTCGGTCAGGTACACACCAGTACCAAGCCAACCACTATCTTTGCGGTTAGGGTGGTTAACGTCAAACTTGGTGACGTTATCTGCTGTTCCGTGATACAGCAGCACTGGTGCGCCCTGATCGTCTTTAAATACCGAGTTGCCATAAAAAGATTTAAAGGCTTCTGTATCCAAATTAACTTGGCCATCCTGGCTAAACAATTGCACCTCTGGCCCAGGCATGTTGGACGTAATCTTGTAAGGGATCATGTCGTACAACTCTGATGGAGTGATCCCCATTGCCGCAGCCTTGGTCACATAGATGTCGCGAACATAAGTTGCAAAGTTCTTTGATGCTGCCGCGGTGTACACCCCGGTAGATTTCAATTGGTCGAACATGTTTGTTTCGACTTCTTTTGCAGACTTAATAAAAATATCGTTGGTCTTTTCTTTCTCAAGAGCTTGGTTCATTGAGGCTTGTAGCTCTTCAGATTTCCTTTCAATAAACTCTCTTGCCTCACGGCGAGTCATTGTTTCGCCTTCAACGCGAAGGTCATCAATAATTCTTCCACTGACTTCTGATGGCGCAATTGTTGCCATGTATTCATCAATAGGAATTTGCACCTCGCCATTGGTGGCCAGCGCGCCCTCTACTTGTGAAGCTACAACGCTGGACAGCTTTGACAGATCGGCAGCGTTACCGGATTGGCGCAATGCGTCTGCACTGATGTACACATTTTGTACCGGGCCATCTTCACTGACCTGGTCAATAAATTGTTTGAACGTGTCAACATCCCGAGTGCGAGTCCTATTTGCTTTAGATAGGTCGTTCATCTCCTGGACAACATTGGCCACGGCCTCGGCGCGCTTGGCGTCGTGCATTGTGCTTTTGTAGTTGCCAGGCACTTCAATCAACGCAGTTGGCAATTCAGCTACAGCTTCAAGCAAGATGTCGCCTGGCTTAAATTCACCGGTTACTCCTTGAGCAACTGCTTCGCCTGTGGCACCGCCTACCATCTGTAGAGCGCCTTCGCCAGCAACTCGAGCAGCAATGCTGCCAACCGCGGGTTTTGCGCCAGATAGTAGTTTTCCAGCAAGGCCCGCTGTCAACGCATCAAAGAAAGCAATAGGGATACCGCGCTTTGTCGCTTTATCGCGTGCGCCTTCCATTAACTTATCGTCAGTGATTATTTTATAAATTGCACCGGGGTCTTTCATGTCAGCGCCAGTTGATGACATTACCTCATCAAGCGTTGCCCCGTATTCGATAAGGTAGCTTCCAACAGCAGTTGTGCCTGCACGGCGCAATGCTTGCTGTGTAAAAAATGGAATGACGGTAGATGGGCCTGTTGGGCCAGCAACTGTTGCAGCCGCAGCAACGGCCAGCACTGGAGCAAACGTACCAGCCGACTGCATGGTGATTTCACCAACAGCGCGTGGGTTTCTACGGATAGCAGTAAAAGCTTCGCCAAATGTTTTGGCATTACTGATTTGCGCTAGTTCATCTTGAATGTCTATTGGCGTTTGAAATTGCTGCTCACGTCTTTTTAATTCGGCCATGCGAACCGAGTATTCAATCTTTGGATCGTATGACACACCGCCGGCAGCAGCAGCGTCTGCTTTCTTTTGTTCAAGACCTTTAAAAATACCGGTGTCTTGAATTGTCTGCGCCCAAATAGATTCAAACTGACGATAGCCGCGAGTAAATGGATCTGTAAAAGCTTCAGTCCAGGTACGCTCAATAGGCTTAATGGTGCCGTACTTGGCCTCCATGTCCTTCAAATTATTGATGTCATCACCAACAGTCTTTGCGTTGTTTGGGCTTAACAAAAAGTTAGATGTCCGTGGCGACGTTTCTAACATCGTGTTTGCATTTACATCACGAAGTAATTTTGCCTGGTTGGCTATGTCCTTGTATTCAGGAACAACATCGACAGAAATTTGTGCAGCTTTTGATAGCTTGACCATATTGGCAAACTCATCAGGATTAGTGTTGGCGGCTTCGCCAAGCACCGACTCAAGACGGTTTTGCTTTTGGACTTTCTGCTGAAGGCCATTCAGATAATCTTCGTATGAACTCATTTTTTAATCGCTTGTTTTGCCAAGTAGCCGTTTAGGATGGTGTCGTTATTTACAGGCAGCCCGCGTTTTTGAAGGTCAAAAATAATCTCTGCACGGGTGTCTTCAGGCACAATAATCTTGTCTCTGTTTTCAACTTGATACAGCCGCTTGTCACCGGTCGTTTCTCCTTTGCCTATCCACGTCATAGGATTAAAAGGATTGGTGTAGATCATGTTAACTTTGACCGGTTTAAGAATCTTGGTTAACAGTGCATTCTTTTCGTCCATAGAAAGCTGGCGCTTCCTGACAATCTGTTCCTGATTAATCTCTTGCTCAAATTGAGCATTCAAGCGAATGCGTTCTTTTTCGTCGCTGCTGTCTTTTTTAGGATTGATCAAATCATTTAGACCGGCATTAAGCAATTGATTTTTCATTTGCTCTTGGTCAATGCTTGCTGCCAAAATCTTCGAGCTACCATCAGCGCCTGAACCCTTGGCCACAAATCCGCGGTAGTCTGATTCAGACAGTAATGCGCGGAACTTTTCAATCTTGCCTGGTGCCCAAAGGTCTGGGTTCTGTTGAAGGTTAAGCAAAGTATTGCTGTCGCTGTTCTTTGGCCTGTTCATGATGCGCGCTTTGTCTTCTTGCTTGAGATCAGCCCACAGTTGTGGTGGCACGTTTACCCAGGCACCTTCAGAAGCAAACGCAATGTCTGACGCCTTCGATACTTTCTGTTGATAGTCTTGCGCTGTCACGGCTTCTTTTTCTTGCCAGTTTGATTTAATCCGTTGACGCGTCATGTCTCGATCTTCAGGGTCTGCAATGCCGTCAGTGCGCGCAAGCATGCTAGACAATGATTGTGACTTGCCTTGTGCAGAAGCTACAAAGTCATCAACGCGGTTAAGCCAGCCTTGCCTATACTGACCGTACTTGTCTGGATTTTTGTCTGCAAGTTTTATGTATTCCGCTTTGCGTAACTCTGCAAATTTAGCAATGTCGCCACCAGATTCTTTAAGAAGCCTTTGAGCCATTGGCACACCCTGGTTTACAGCGGTATCAAAAGCCATTGCACGAATGCTAGGGTCTAGATTATCAGCGCCAATCTTGTCCCAATAGTTCTTGCGATAGATGTCTCGAGCTTGATCAAGCGAAAGGTTTTTGACTTGATTTGGAGAAAGGTTGTTTGCCTTGCCATTGATGCCGTACTTGGTTGGGCCTTTGCCTGCGTCGTTTTCAACGTAGCCGCCTTCATGTTTGTTGATCACATAATCAATAACCGTCGCTGGATCGATTGCATCAATAGCTTGCCCAGACTTAAAAATACCATCACCAAGAGCAACGGCATTTTGTTTTCTGTAGCCCTGGTCAATTTGCTTGCTCAACGTCTGATATGTTTTGGCATCCATCTGGCCATCTTTAAACGCTGTGTCTACAAGACCTTTGGCATCAGTAAATTTATTGTTCAGCATCAAGTCATTGGTGACGCCAATATGGACTGATTGATACGCGCCCATAACCATAGCCTTGCGTTGCGCGCTATCGGCTGGGAATTGCATTAGGTCAGCGCGATCTCTGGCCTCTTGTACAGCAGTCTCTGTGTAACTCTTGCGCCCTTGTGGGTCAGCTATAGCCAGGTCAATGTACTGACTTTGACGTGCTTCTGATTCGCCGGCAGCATACACACGGATCTGACGCACTGCGTGTGCGTCCATTTGAGTTGAAAAATTAATCTCATGCTTGGCCGCCACTGCGGAGAACATTCTTTTTTGTACGTTGTTGGTCAACGCTACTTCAGCGTCAGCCCGAAGCTTGGCCAGCGCTTCTTGTGTTGGCACATATCCGTCTTTGGCTTTAATTCCAATTGAATTCAAGTAGCCAGAGTCTTTGTCAAACAGAACCTTTTGCGCTTTGGACGTGTACCAGGAGTCGGCCGCCTTGGTGTTGGCGTCATCAATCTGATCCTGAAGCATCTCTCCAATTCTTGACGCGGCACTACCAGCGGCTTGAACAGCAGCCCCTTGCTTGGCCATTTGCTCTGGAGCAAAGTTCTTCATTGACTCCACACCTGGAGCGGCAAACGGTTGTGGATTTACAACTTCTGGCG